CAGTAACAGTTCCTCCTGCCAACGGCAAATACAATGGCGCTAAATTCGCCGTGTCGGCAAAAAAAGAGTATTGAACCGTGTCGGATGTGAAGTTAGATAGGCTGTCAGAAATAATCTCATTAACGGTTTTGTTATTAATTAAAAAACTGTCAGTAAAAACCTTTCCATATAACTTAAGGCTATCGCTGCCAATTACACCGATGCCAGTGTTGAAATCTGAAACATTGGGCAATATATTAGGTAAAATTAAGCTGCTAATGTTTCTTATTCCCGCACCATTTGAAGCCTTTAGATAGTTGTCGTTTATCTCAAAGTTATTTATTGTCAAAGTATCGGAATTACTAGTTAAATAAACATCATTAATCTTTATGGTGTCACCCTCAACAACTCCTATAACTTGAAAATCACTAGAAGGCGTTGAGGTTCCAACCCCAACAGAACTACCTATAACATAAACGTTTGACCCGCTCTCTGTCCAAATATTAGCACTTAATAAGCCGTTCAATGTTGCGCCTCTTACATTATAGTAAGTGCCTGAGGCTGTTTCGATTAAATAGTAATCATCATCATCTATTGTCGCCTTAGTTGAAAATTCACTAATTAATTTTGATTGAGAAAATACGCAACCAATTGTAAATAAACTAATTAAAACTAAATTAAATCTTTTCATTTCTTTATCCTATTAAAATTTTAAATCCATTTTCATCAACTATATAACCTTCTTCGCCCTCCATCTTATAACCTAGATACTCCGTTTGTTTTATTTGATTGGCGAATTTAAAGCCATTTCTAATAATTTCATTCTTTACTATCTCATTTCCAACATTCTCATTATTAATGATTATTGATATGTTTCCGTCTAATTTATCATTAATAGATAACTGGTTATCCGATAAAATAGTAAATAAATACTCTAAATCTCCAAACTCTTGTATAGTCACATCGCTAGTCCCTTGACCTTCTCTAACATTATATATCATTACTTTATTCTTTCAGTATTAATAAAAAGCCCATCACTATTTATAGCAAAGTCTGTAAGTTTAATATTATCAGCTTTTAATGCCTTTTTCAAATCTTGCTTAAATTCGCTAGGAATTATAGGAGCGTTAAGCCTTTTATTTATTGCAAAACCTATTAAAGGCGACCAAGCAAATGTTCCTTTTGAGGCTCTCATTATAGCCTCAGTCTCCTGCTTCCTGCTATCACCTACAGCAAAATCTCCATTTTTAAAAATAAAACCGTTATCAAAAAGTATATCATCCATAATTAACTCCAATTTATAGTTACTCCTGTTGAATTATTAACAGCTATTCCTGTACTCATCCACGCATCAACAACATTACTAAGCTCTGTCATACAAGATTCTGAGCTTCCTCCTGATAGTCCAATAATAGCCACGCTGTCAAGTACGATAGGCGATTGTGGAGGTGTCGCCGTAAATCCTTCCATTCCACTAGCTAGAGTTGTTGCAAATTGTGAAAACGCTATGATTTGATTATCTTTACTCATGTCACCAAGCGAGCTTATCATAGCCTCTTTAGCAATCTCTGCTGTTGTTGTTTCAGGCGTTACAGTCCTTGCATATTGATACACAGCCTCTGCCATTGCCTCTCTACTTTCTTCAAGAGATGAAGGAAAACCATCGAAAGATGTAAACTCTTTATCCACAAATGACCTCATTTCTAATTTTAATATATTTTTATCAAGTGCCATTAAATCAATATCTTATCAATTCTTAATTTTATAGCTGAGAAATTAGCTGCATTGATTGGCGTTCCAGATGGTCCCCAAGCTGTTGGCACTGTTATAAGATTAATCTCATCCAACAAGTCATCAAGAATTTCCTTTAAATCCTCTCCTCCAGCCTTTACACTTATATTATCAAGCTCCTCAGTATTACTTACAATTCCTGTTTTTGAGTTTAAAAAAGTAACCGTAACAAAACTGTCAACTTTTGGAAATAATACAACACCTAGACTACTACTCATTACACTCTGTAATTTTACATCGTATATTTTTCCGCTGTCATCAATAGGCTCAACAACGCAAGAACGCTTAGAACTATCTACAGATATAACCTTACAAGACTTGCTATAAATTCTCTCTTCATTTATAAATAGTTTGAAAAACTCTCTTATTATCTCTCCTAGACTTCTCATATATACAAATATAAGTATTTAGATATTTTATTTCATGCAGTTTTGAAATTTACCCCGCAATTCTATCAAGATAAACCGTCATTCTATAGCCTTGCTTCGTGAAGCTGTCATTTATTGACTTAATATAATAGCTTCCGTTTTTTCTATCTCTGTATTTATAGCTTGTTAAATTAACGACATCTCCTACCTTAATGTTTTTGTGTCCGAAGGTTGTAAAGCTTCCTGAGAATCCTGTATAATCATTTCTTTGCAATCGCCTCTTTGCAATATCAACAAGCTCATCTCTAGTCCTATTCACATCATTGTAAGTTCTTATTGACCCTTGAATCTCACTATCAGATACTACTATCTCTCTGCTAGAGTTATAGTAAACGAATATCTCTATCTTCTCATTTGTCTCCATGTTTTCACTCTTAGCATTTATAACAATGTCGCTATCATCAACATCTTGCCACTCTAAATTGTCATTGATAATACTAGCTTTATTTCCATCAAATACATAACTGTAATTGTCACCATCTACCAAAGAGAATGGAAGCCCAGCATATAAAATACAATCTCTAAAGAAAACATTAAGGCTATATTTATCTCTTAATTCTCTTAAGACATCAGCTATTGAAACTCTATCGATTTGAAAATCACCTAAATTAGCATCACTAACAATAGTGTTAATATCCTTAATACCAGCTTCTTCAAGCATGACATCAATAAGTTTCTGCAAAGTTACAGATTGCTCGCTGTAGCCTCGTATAATGAATCTTTTTAATCTGAACATCTCATCTTCACACTCTATTTTATAGGGTGCTTCGATGCTTATTTTTCTAACATAACCTTTAAATCTAAGCATTAGACTATCGCCATAACCTAAATAGATTTCTACTTTATCGCCCTTTTTTATCTTCTCTGTTATATTTTCATTATTTATAACAAAGTTGTTTTTCGACATGAAGACAGCTGTATCAGTGAGGTTCTCCCATGAAGAGTTAATATCCACACTTGATGTCTTTCCTGCATCATTGCCATTTATTAATATTTTAGAGGTCATTCTTAAATACATTCTCTACAGTGTTTCGTCATTATCACTCATTGCTGTAATTGTGAAAGCTTGCTCATTCTGATAGCCTGCACGCTCATTATATGTAATGCTATCTATAACAATGTTGTCAATGCCCTCATCGCCAAGTCTTGACAATATTGGCGAGTATATTTCCAGTCTTGTATTTGCTCTTGAGATGTTGTCAAGTTCGACAACTTCATTCTCAGGATATTTATTTCCCTCTCCTACAATACTGCCTCTAATATTTATAAGATAATCTCCATTCGAGTAATATTCTTTTATCGTTCCATCCCTGCCATTAAGTGCTGTTGTGACTATGTTTTTTGTCATTGATACAGTCATCAGACAGTTATCTATCCTTAAGAAGTTGCCAACACCTCCACCATATTGAATTATTTCTCCTGTTTCAATATCTTTATATTGACCGCCAACGATTTTCAATACAGAGTAAACTCCCGTATTAAAAATAGACTTATAAGATGTGTCGTCTTCTTGAAGCTCTGGAGAGGTGAAAAAATCTTCTTTTAGCTTTCTTATTGCAATGCTTGTCGCTGCAAATGTTGCTTCTTGTCCTCCAACATTAATATTCCTTTTGTCAAAGTTCGGTATTCTTGGGGTGTTAATAACTCCTAATGGTGTGTCAAATGTTGCCATATTAATTCGCTGTATTTTGGATATCATTTAAAGCCTTTAACATAGCTCTTATCAAGTTCTCTTCTACTTGTGCCGGAGCTTCGTTTATGTTGTTGGTGCTTATATTTATTCCGTCATCATTTAGATTCTCAATATTTATTATAAAGGTTTTTGGCGCTCTGGCTGTGATGTTTGTTCCTGAACTTAGATCTGATATAGCATCATCACCCTTTCCATCCGCTCCTCCTTTATTCCCTTTCACAACACCCGTACCTAACCCAGTCTTTCTGTCTTTTATAGCTTTCTGATAATCTGATAGTAATTGTTCTAATATTAATACATCTTGATTTAGCTTTATATTTTCCTTACCAGACAAGTCGAGTCCAAGTTGTCTGGTTTTTCTTTTTCTCAATAACGCTTGTATATCTCCAATATTAGATATTAATGTAGCTGTGGTTGTTTCTGCTGACTGCAAGTCAGGAAGAAATCTCCTAGTGTCGCCTAAACCAAGTGATGGGTACATTACATTAGTTCCAACAACATCATCTCCTATTACATCTTTCATGTATTGCTGAGCTTTTGCTTGCTCTGAAAATTGAGATAAAACGTCAGTCAATCCTTGCGTAACACCACGCAATGCATCGGAAATATTATTCTCCCCATTCATAACCTCATGAACAAATCCCTCCCATGCAGATGTCATCTTTTTTATATCACCATCCCAATTGTCGAGCATCCCCTCAGCCACTCTTTTAGCCTCTCCATCTGCATTTCTTAGCTCTTTTGTGAAGTCTCGCAAAGCATCGCCACCCTCTTGTAATAGCACGTTCATTCCTGTACCGGCTCTCTCCCCAAAAACAGACATAATGTCTGCTGGGCTTAAATTCTTTTTGTTCATGTTATCTATGATAGTAGCCATGTCTAATAAGTCGCCGTTACTATCTTTAACTTGAACTCCGAATTTCTCTAAATCTTTTTG